TTCTTTAGGTCATAAAGGTCGGATACTCCCGGCTTGCTACCTAAACGATATGCTGCCTTGAAAATGTTGCCGACATTGAAGTTCATGTTTCGATGTTCAATTAGGTCACCAAGTTCTGTAGTTCCTGGTGGTATCTTGTAGTAATCCGACGACCAGCCATCAGGTTGTTTGGTCATTGTAATTCCTTTGATGTAACTCTCAGCTTCCTTCAGTGTCGCTACAGCAGCGCCAACGTGATAATTATGATACTCAGGCTGCTGCCAGAACTGAAGCTTCTCAATCATGCTTTTCATAGTCGCGCAGCTTCCCTTTTCTCCAATCGTCGATCAGCCAATAGGCGACCACAGGAAAGGCTATGATGAACAGTGCTGTGTAGATGAATGGCTTGACGATAGCTTCAACTATGGCGCCCATAGCTTCACTCCTTCCACATCGTCCCAGTCAGATGCCCTGAGTATTCGAGCGCACTGAGCCTGAGTGAGTGCATCATCTTCAGACAAACCCTTCTTGACGAACTGTTGAACAACAGCCTTCCAAGCTTCTGCTAGTTCAAAGCTGGTTGTCCCATCGAGATTATGAACGATGAAGTTATCCAATAGCTTCTCAGCGGTCACTGGACCTACACCAGGACACCCTGGGTAACCATCGGACGTATCGCCTGTCAGTGTTTGCTTTAACCAATTAAAGTCAGCAAAAGCTGGAGTGATTGTCTGGACCTTACCTTCACGCCAAACACTAGTCGGCAGTGTCAGCATGTCTTTATCTTGGGATATGATAATAGGGTTCTCGTAGTAACCACCAGTCGCTAAGATACCCAAGACATCATCAGCTTCCAGACCGTTAAACGTAAAGCACCTGTAGGTATCATTCACTTTAGTCTTGAGGTCGTTGAAGCACAGAGGCTTACGTCCTCCACGTTTGGCTTTGTATGGTGGATAGACAGCTTTCCTAAAGTTCATCGGAGCGGTAAACGCAAAGAGCAACATCAAGTCACCCCCGATACCATCTTTGACCACTTGGATCATTGACTCAAAGGTATCCCATGCTTGCTTTACGTTACTCGCAAGGATTACGTTCTCATCATCCCAACGAGCTTCATATTCTACAGCAGCACAAGCAACATGAACGTATTCGTCAGCGTCAATTAATAGTGTTGCTTTCATTTCTTAGGTGGCCTTCCGCGTTTAGCTGCTTTGGCTACGTAAGGGTCAACTGTTAGTTCCGCTGCTGCTGCTTCATAGGCAGCTATAGTTGCTTCTTCTGCTTCTTCTGGTCCACTAGAGGCAATAAGTTCAGTTATAGCTTCTTCTTTTTTAGCTTTCTGTGCGTCGAACAGTTCTGCTTTACTTTTCATCTCTTCAAAGTCTAGACATAAGTCTGGCATAGCTCTACCGCACTTAGTGCAACTATTGGTGTCGTAACTGTATTGCTCACAGTCACCAACGAGTATTGGTTTCATTTAGTCCTTTTCCTGCTAAATATTGTTCAACTGCATCATAGGTGCCAACGTAGCGTCCACCATGGAAACAGAATGGTTCAGTTGAGTTACATCCCTGTGCATCCATGAAACGTCTAAATGCTCCATAGACAAAATGTTCACTTGGAGTAATCCCGTGACGCTGTAGTAACTGATAGAGAACTTCAGATGTCTCTGGGTCGTAGCCTGACTGAAATAACGACCAGTGGTTTGACAACCAATCAGATGAAGTCGTCATGTTTGACCTCATCACATGGAACAAAAGTTACCTGATTTTCTCCGACACGCTGCTGACAGTATTTGACTTGTGGTTTCTGTGAGTTGCTGTAGTAGCCGTTAGTGTCTAGCTCCATTGCCGTAGTGCAACCAAAGAGGAAGCTGGCAATCAATAGAGCAGCAAACGTTAGGTAAAAGTTAGTTGTCTTCATTTTTATTCTCGTAAAAATCTTGCTCAAGCATTATCAGCACAGGCATTATTTCATCTGCCCGTTTACTGTATGCTATTCGTCTTGCTGATTGTTTGTAGGTATAAAGATCGGCCTTATCAAAATCAGTCAATGCCCGATTTAAATGTCGAGGACCAACAAACTTATCACCTACTCTGATTACAAATGCTTTCCTATGTTGCGTCATGCTCAATTGGAGCGTCCTCATAATCTTCTTCTGATATGTCCACATTCTGAGACTCAAGCCAATGCAGACCTTTCGCTGTAGGCCTCCAATCACGGCTAAATATATTATTATGGACCTTCGTTGATATGAGTCCTAATGAAGCTGCCATGCCAACAAGTTCAGCAGTTGATCTTGCGTAATCTGACTGAACAGAAAAGCTTCGTTTATGTGCTTCTAAGACTGTTTGAAATAACTGTTGATCAATAGATGTTAGAGGTCGGCCTTTAATAAAGTTCGCCATATATGTTGCTCAAAAAGAGGACGTTGAGGATACTGGCGAACGACATCAGGATACCTAATGTAATCACCAGCTCGATTGATTTTCGTGGCGTCAATGTGTTTCACTCCAGTTGTTTCCAATGGAATAAGAGCTATCTAAAGGGACTTTGAAGTCGTAGGGTTTGCCAGCGGATTTCGCCTGTTCAACCAGTAGTTGACCCACAGTCTCCGCAAGCTCCTCACGACATGCGACTTGCAACTCATCATGTATCCATCCACAGATAACGAAGTCTGACTCATAGCCATGTTGATACCCATTGGTAACCATTTGGTCATAGAAAGAGACTAGCCATTGCTTGCAGAGTATTGCTCCGCTTGATTGACAGAGAAGATTGAGACCAGCGTGACTTGAGCGAACTGGCAGTCGGCGTCCGTCAAGACCTTTGACCCAGCCTTTAGTTACTGCTGCATCTACAGATTGCTTTAGTTTGCCGATAGCAGGAACCTTAGCTAGGAAGCGTTCCTTGAGTTCCTTGCCAGCTTTAGTAGAACCACCGACGATAGAACCTATCTTCTGGTCACCAGCACCAAAGAGCCAAGCGTAGATAAAGGTCTTCGCCATGTTTCTGTTAGGTAGACCCGCAGCCTCTTGGTTAAAGGTGTGAACGTCTCCTTCACAGACAACCTTGGCATACTCTCCGTTATCGAAAGCACTCAGGTAATGGGCAAACGTTCGTAGTTCCAGTCCCGCCATGTCAGCTCCAACGAGCTTCCATCCTTTTGGAACACAGAAACAAGAACGACATTCCGTTCCGTATTCGACCTTGTTACTAGGGACTTGGCTGATATTTGGATTTGAGTGTGTTGCCCGTCCGGTGACTGTTCCAAGTGAATTGATGGAGCCGTGAACCCGTCCATCTTCTCCAACCAAGCGAAGCCATCCGCTATCTCCGAAACCAATTTGGCTAGTGCGTTTCTGGATAAGCAGATATTTGACCAAGAGTTGAGCTTCTGTTTGTTCAATTTTGCTAATGATGTTTTCGTCGAGTTTAGCTCTTCCACTGTCTGTGAACTCTGTTGGTTCCCAGCCTGTTTCTCTAAGTTTCTTTTCAATGTGAACCCTGCTCCCCGGATTGAACACTACTGTTTTCATCTTGGTCACGGGCATATCTTTGACATAACCGAGCTTCTTGTTGTCTTTCTTCGGTATAAGAACTCTGTCTATCTCCTCCCATTGACCGAATGTCTCCACTAACTGTTTCTCGATCTGGTCCTTCTGTTCTATGAGCATCGTGTAAAGGTTCTGTGCCTTCTTCAGATCGAAGGTCCAGCCCTGTTCCCACATCTCGTGACAGATTGCTGCTACTCGATGCTCTAGGTCGAAAGGGAGTGCTGGTGTCTCCCATGGTTTCAAATGGCGTAACAGTCGATGAGTTGTCTTGACATCCTGTTCACAGTAAATCTGCATCTCCTCGGACCATTGGTCCCATGGTCCATCATAGTCACCTTTATGTTCACCAAGACGTAAACCCCAAGCTCTCAAGCTATGTGAACCAATGAGCTTTGAAGGAAACTCGACACGCTTGTAATCATCATCTTTAATATTTGGATGAAGTAATCTAGCGACAATTAAAGTATCTATTAGTCGCTGTCCGGGTCTTCTATTCCAACCATAAAGCTTACGTAGCAAAGGTAAATCGTAGGCAGTTCCATTATGAGCAGCAATAACATCAGCAGCATAAAGTTCATCAAGACCTTTCTCTATTTCATCTGGACCGTAACTCCAGACCTCACCAGTTTCACTATTGCATATTGCAATGCAGTGGACCTTGGTTGCTTCCTTCAGAAGACCATCAGCCTCTAAGTCAAATATTAGACTCATTAAGTCTCCCTGTTATTTTGTTGTAGACAAGGATACCATTCTCGCCCGTGTCACCACTAAATCTATTCTTCAGAACACGAACAGTTGTCTTGTCTGGACTGTCGCCTTGTTGGTTACGCTCCAGGCCAATAACCATGTCTGATAATTGAGCGATGGCATGTGAACCACGTAGCCTACTCAAGCTTGTCTGTGCGCCCTCTTCGTCACCTTTGCCATCAGGTCGGCGTAGATGTGAGACCAGCAGCAACCCTATGCCTGTCTCTTGGACTAAGGTTCGCAGGAGTGTCATTGCTTTGTCGATAAGCTTTCGCTCATCGTTTCCTTCAAGTGCTGACACAACGATAGATAGATGATCTATAATCACCCAACGACAGCCAAGAGCTTTAGCCATATAGCGAACCTTATTCAGCAGATTGTCGATTTCAGTTGAACCAAAGTGGTCGTAGAGAAACAGTCGGCCTGAGCCGAGAGTTGACGTAAAGGCCGCTCGAAGTTCTTCTTCAGACGTATCGTCTTTGTTGATGTGCAACGGCTTATTAAGAGCAATAGACATCATACCAAGAGCTGTTCGTGTTGTGCTTTCCTCAAGCATAAGCATACCGACCGTCTCACCTACGTCGATGAGATGTTTGGCTATCTCTCTTACGAATAGTGACTTTCCGATACCTGAGCCTGCTGTAACAGTTATAAGCTCACCACGGCGTAACCCTCGTGTCTTATCGTTGACGACAGGCCACGGGTAACTCACGCTCTCTACGTCTTTGGTAGTCAGGATGGTTTGCCAAAGGTCACACCCGTTAACGATACCATCTGGACGCCACTCTACAGCGTCCCAGAACGCTCTAACGATGGGAGCAGGGCCTAGAGCAACGAGCGTCTCATTAGCGTCCTTGTGAGGCAACCTCATCACATAGACTTTGCCAACAGGCAGCATTTCTGCCACCTGTTGTGTTGCTTTCTGTCCGACATCGTCATTGTCAAAACAGAGAACTATCTTCTCGAATTTCACCAGCCATTCATAAGCAGCTTTAATTGCTTTAGGTGCTGCTGGTGCGCCATCAGGTAAACTGACGACTGGATAGTTCTTACCTTCAAACGATTGGGCTATGCTTAAGGTATCTAGTTCGCCTTCTGTGATGACGATTGATCTACCGGGGGACCATAGATGCTGACCCCAGAGAGGAAGGCATAAGCTTCTTTCTCCCAGCCAAGTAAAGTGCTTGTTGGCTCCGCGTATTTTCTGAGCGACAATAGACCCTGTAGCATCCCTATGGTTAGCAATGTGACAGGGTTCACCACTTTCGGTAGCTCCGATTTGATAGCCATATTTTCTGCAAACATCTTCTCGAATACCTCTCTTTGGTAAGTCCGAGTAACTTCCCTGCAAAAATCTAACCATGGATTTACTTCTGTTCTCATTCAATGTTTTCTCGCTGTTTGAGTGGGAACCAAAGTATGTCTCGCACTTGTGACAATACGCGGTCCCATCTTCGTAAAAACCTTTAGCACCACTAGAACCACAAGCCTCACAAGGGCCACTACGTACATAGGTTCCCACGATGTGACCTTACGCTGTTAGATAAAGGTTATCGATGTTTGACCACCAGTATGATGTCTCTGACACCTTAGCGTCTGGATCATCACCCATACCATTGTGACCGTCATACCAGTGACGCCACTTAACCAACACACGTTTACCTAATGGGCTGTCAGCAATTTTGATTACAGTTCCTTCTAGAAACTGAAGGTCTACTTTCTTAAAACCACCATGAGCATGTTGAGCATCTGGTGTTCCATTCCCATGATAAACAACAGGGCTACCTACGCTGATAACGGCGCTATCCCAGTAATTGTGAGCTGCTTTGTTTATAACCTCTTGCTCTTCGTCATCATCAGGTGTCTCTGGGCCTTCGTCCTCATCGTCGTAGAAGTATTCTTTGTCTGAGTTATACCAAGGTTCAGCCCAGTCGGTAGTGTGGTCCCACTTATAGTCACCACGGAACAAATAATCTTTGGTTTCAAGCCCATCAATCTTTTGTCCATCAACCTGTTCGACTGACACCCAACAAAAACCAACAGCCCGGAGAAACTCAGCGAATGTAGCCATCGCTTTTGGCAAATAGTCTGCTTCCTCTCCAGTCAGCTCGTAGTTAAACTCTCGACCAAAGCCAGAATAAGTAAACGTCATCTTTGATGGTTCATCAATCATGCTGCAACCTCATAACGAGCGTAACGATGCCCAGACGCATCCATCTTAAGTTCAGTTGCGATAGAGATGCCTGTGTTACGTAAATCATGAATACAGGCAGAAAGACGATAGATGCTATAAACAGTCCAAGCTTCCATCGGAGTAATTGAGCCATACTTGGAAAGATGATTTAAGATTTTCCGAGTCTGTGGCTTTAGTTTCAGTAGTTGTGCTATTGGGATGGTTTTTGGGCTTTTAGTTCCTGTAGCCATGTTTCGGGTATTTCTCCGTTGTCTGAATAAAGAAAACCATGCGTCTCAGCCCACTCAGCAAGAGTGGTCTTAGAGCCGGGATAGATTTT